TTATCCATTAAAGGTAGAATAGAAAACATTCGTACTATTTAAACTACTAAATACCATAAACATAACATATTATATTATATTTGCTTTTTTTAAATTAAATAAATAACACTATAGATAAATAAATAAATATGCCTATATTTAAACAAAAAAATACCAAAAAAATAGTTCTGTCAAAAAAAACATCGACTACCTTAGATGGCAAACATAAAGAAATTATCGATTCTATTAAAAAAGAAGAGACCGAACTATTGCCGACTCTACTAAAAGAAAAAAAGGATCTTTCAAATAAATTAAATAACCCAGAATCAGCATCCATATTAACTATTGAAGACCGATTAGAATTACAGGATAATCTAACCGATTTAAAAGAACAAATAAGTCAGATTAAAAAAAAAAAGAAAGAATATCTGCTAAATAATTCCAACTATATTTTTGAATATTTTGAAAATAAGAAAAAGATTGCAGAGTGTACTAATAAAACAACCTTATTAGATGTATTCTTTAATAAAAATAAAGATGAATTAAAGGATTCCATTATATCAAATGAAAAAAAAAATATACAAAAATACTTGACCAATGTAGATGATAGTTTTTTAGATATAAATAATTTTATTCAACAAACCGATATATGTCGTGACTGTAACAAGGGAGAGATGATTCCAGTAGAACATGAAGGTATATTGGTATGTACTATGTGCTCCAAAAGTATACCTTACTTGGTGGAAAATGAAAAACCATCCTATAAAGAACCACCGAAGGAAGTGTGTTTTTATGCGTATAAACGGATAAATCATTTCAGAGAAATACTGGCACAATTCCAGGCAAAAGAAACAACACAAATTCCACCCGAAGTGATTGAAAACATTAATCAACAAATTAAAAAGGAACGAATTAAATTATCACAAATAACAAATAAACGGGCGAAAGAAATTTTAAAAAAACTGGGTTATAATAAATATTATGAACATATTCCGTTTATTAAAGATAAATTGGGTATTAAACCACCAATTATGAGTGCGGAATTGGAAGACACGTTGTGCAACTTATTTATGGATATACAAGGACCCTATGCGAAATATTGTCCTGATGACCGAGTTAATTTTTTGAATTATTATTATACTGTTTACAAATTATGTGAATTGCTGGATCAACAACAATTTTTGCCTTATTTTCCAATGCTTAAAGATCGGGAAAAAAGGATTGAACAGGATGAAATTTGGCGAAATATATGTGACGAATTGGATTGGGAGTATATACCGACCATATAGGTGAGGGGTACACCCCAAGAGGGGCAATGCCCCTCAAGCACCCCGGGAGGTCACCTGACGGCGACCTCTAATTTTTTGACTGTTTTATGTTTTATGTTTTATGTTTTATGTTTTATGTTTTATGTTTTATTTTTATGTTTTATTTTTATGTTTTATTTTTATGTTTTATTTTTATGTTTATGTTTTATTTTTATGTTTTATTTTTGCCATAGCTAGTTTTGCCATAGCTTTTCCCAAAAGCTAGTTTTGACCACATCGTCGAACCATTTCTGCTTCTAACAGTTTGAATCCTAAATTACCTACATTGGCATATCCTAATGAGTTTCGAACCAGACATAGTTCCGAAACAATATCTACCATTTTTTGTCCATTTTCTCGTTGTATTTTTTCATACATGAGGCTTTGTGCAATTTCAATCGACTGAAAACCTAATGCTTCTATATTGAATGAACCAAGTGCACCAAAACAATATAACCACCGAAGAGCTTTGTCTGGAGCATCAGATAACAAACGCACGAATTTTTCTGCGTTTTTATCTCCAGTACAGGTAGCTGTTTTGAATGTTATGTTGAATAAATTGTCAATCAATGCGTCTGAAGATGCCATTTTGTATTTTGTGTATGTTAAAATGTAGTCTTCTCATTTCAGGAAAAGTATTTCAATTTTTTGTCAGATGATATAATTTTATTACACAATATAGTCATTAGCATTAAGATATTAAATAATATTATAAATTTTATAGTATTATTTCCAACAAACATATAACAAGATAAGCAGAATTATATTGTATGTTTATTTAAGACCGCCTTTAGGTGGTCTTGTCCGCGATCGCAAGCGGAATTGCTACAACAAGCGCAATTGCTTATTTTAAGACCGCCGTCAGGTGGTCTTGCCCGCGACCGCAAGCGCAATTGCCTAAAAGGCCCTCGGAAATCCCACCAGATTGGCACCAATACCGAATCCGGCACCCGATCGGGCACTCACACCCATGCTAGGAACATAGGTATCCAGAATGCTAAAGGTAGCGGCCGCCGTTAAGGCAATCAGGGTAATCTCATCCAGATTCAACGATCGCTTGGGGATGGCAAAGGCTGCAATGGCTACCATCAAACCCTCAACTAAGTATTTAATTGCGCGTTTCACAAGTTCACTAAAATTCAACGAGTCGGTAAACATTTGTTATACTAAATATAAAGAAAAAAAACCCAACCTTTTGGAAAAAGGTTGTACCAAAAACTACTTTTCAAAATAGACCCTTAATATTTAAGTTAAAATGTAGCATAAATTTTGGCGCAACCTTTTTGGAAAAGGTTGTTATTAAAAGTTTGATTAATTTTGGCGCAACCTTTTCCCAAAAGGTTATTTTCAAAAGGTTGGATTAATTTTGGCGCAACCTTTTCCCAAAAGGTTGTCTAAAAGCTTTATATTTAAAATAACTTAAAACCTATTGAATTAATTAAGTATACGATGTCTACTTTCTCTAAAGATTCCACTTTGTCTCCGCCCAATGGCGTAGAATTCAGAACCACTGCCAATGGTGCTCCCAACCCTAAATATATTGATTTGTTAGATGAAGATAAACCCGTTGCTGGGCAACGATTCACCTGTATTTCATTCATTTCGCCAGAAAAAGTCATTAAACAACGCGAACTCTATAATTTTCAAGAATTCCTAAAGCAATGGGATATGCACAAGTCTTTGGAAAAGTTTAACCAATTTTTGAGTTTTCTATCTTATAAATATGCACTCAAGTTTGACGATTTGACCAAAGATCTAGAAGAGTTTTGTGTGGAAGAAAAATCCAAATTATTTACCTCTTCCCTAGAGGATGAGTTTAAGAATTTTATGGATGTGCATGAGACGCGTCTGGAAGAAGAATTTAATGCCAAGTATAGTTTCCAAACCAGTGTGCGAGGAGTTAAAGTGCGGGGATCTTATCCCAGTCAACCCGAGGCGGAGTTGCGGTGTAAGATGTTGCGCGAAGTGGACCCGAACCACGACGTGTATGTGGGTCCAGTGGGAACGTGGATGCCGTTTCACCCGGAAGCCTACAAAACGGGACGCGTCGAGTATTTGGAGGATGAACTGAATCAACTGATGCACGAGAAGGACAAGAATGAAAAGTTTGCGAAAACTGAATTTGAGAAGCGGGTGCGTGATAGCAAAGAGCAGGCAATGAAAGATAATATTAAGAAGGCAGAAGAGTCGGGTAATGTCTTGACACAGACTATTAACGAACAAGGACAACTCATTAGTGTCAAGGATATGAATACGACAGAGACAAACATCCAGATTGACGGCGGTGCCAGCACGGCAGCGGATGTTCGGCGGGCACTTTTTGAAGGTGATAATATCGTGATTGATTATAAAAATTCCGATCACGGCAGAGGGAACCTAGGTTAAATGGGTAACCACCTTTACTAATAATACTTAAATAATAAAAACATATTATTTAAATATATGATATGATGCTCCCGAGTAAAGGGAAATGTCATTATGATAATTGTAATAAAAAGTTATCAATGACTGAACTGATGACATGTAAATGTAAGTGCGGTAATATATATTGCTTATTACATCGTTTATCGGAATCCCACAAGTGCAGATATAATTTTAAAGGTGAGATTAATGTAACTGATTATATTGAGAAAAATAAATGTGATTCAAATAAATTAAAAGGGATAAAAACATAAAGCGCAATATCAAAATGGGATAATCGCCCTCTATGGGGTTTCAAAGGGCATGCGCAGTAGATGGGTAGCGCCCCCTTTACCATTTCGACTTTTTCACATTTATCTTTGGTCCTGCTCCCCTCTTCTTTTGACTATTTGGATCATACGATTCTTCTTCATCATCGGAATTTAAATCTTTCGACAAATCCCAAAATTGTTTCGACCCTAATTTGAAATCCGCGTGGTGTTCTGCCTTGTACCAAAAGATTTGGTCTTGTAATTTATTGGATTTAGAATTGTTATTGATAACGAGGCATTCAAAATTTTCGGTGCATTGATCCATGACCTGACAAAACGATTCAAAGGTGGGAAACATACCGGCATAGTTTTCCCAAATACGTCGTCGATTGGCGATGTAAGGTTCCCGCAATATAAAGACATAATCTATATTGGTCCGCAAATTAGGAGGAATACCGAGGGGGTATTGCATGGTAATAATGAGCATGACTTTCCAGTGGCGACCATTCATAAAAAGTAGACGCATGATTTTATCTTTGGTCCAGGTAGCATCATACAGACAATCGTCTAAAATAACAAAGGCTCGAGGATCGATATTACATTTTTTATATTTTTTAATATCGTTTTGGACTTCCTTCATGACCTGCTTTTGGCGCTTTAATATATTCTCAATAATGGCAGTATTGTATTCATCATGAATAAAGAGTTTAGGCACATGCGAACTGTAGAAACCGTTGCCTGCTTCAGTCCCAGATATCACTGTCCCTATAGGAATATCTTGATGGTAGAAAAGCAAATCTCTGACGAGGTAACTCTTACCGGTATCACGCCGCCCGATTAATACGACGACAGGACCTTTAT